GAATATTATAATAATAAAAGAATCAAAGCCCGGTTAAATGGAAAGAGCCCGGTACAATACCGAACTCTTTCTATTACGGGATAATGTTTAACCTGTCCAACTTTTGGGGTGCAGTTCAACGTTTTGACACAACCTCATTTTCATCTTGCACGGGAGGAGAGGCTCGAAGTACAACGACGTTGTGCCTGTTCCTTATGCTTATTGACTGTTAACATCTTACTATTTCTACCTTGGTTAAATGAATATTATTCTGTGTCCGAAATATGTCCGACATTGAATGTTTATTTATTATTTAAAGTATCTGATACAAAGTTTAATACCGTGGACACTTTATTTGGTTATCGTTAAACCTGACCCACTTGCATCGGCACATCCAGCAGATATGTCCTGATGGGCAACTATTTTTTTCATCTCAGCAATTTGTCCTTCAAGGCGTCCAAGTTCACGATTTAATTCTTCATTTCTTATTTTTAATTCTTTATTTTCTTCTTTTAAATGCTGAAAAAGGGCATCTGTAGGTTCAGGAGTTATGAACTTTTCTCCTTTTCCAGTGATAAGCCACATAATATTGACTTGAGGATATGTGATTAATATATCATTCAAAACTCCTGAGGTTATATCATTATTTAAACTTGTCACATAGGTTGATGTACGACCTATGCTGATGGAAAATTCACGGCGTGATAGCTCTAATGCCTCACAGAGAGCAATTAATCTATCTCGAACAGCTGATGACTTTTGTTCTGTATCCATAATAAAAGTTAATTGAATAAGATATAGTTCATATTTTATTTGTTTTTAAACTATATATCATTCATATTTGCATTATATTTTAAATCACACGAAACAAATGTACAAAGAAATCGAAACCCCTGCAATAGCGAAAAAACGCTATTACTTTAAAAAAGGCTATCGGCAAGTGACTATAGCTCAGAAAGATGAAGTTCGCAAGAATTTGATGTCTGCATTAAACATCACGCGTTACACCTATTTCTCGCATTTGCTTAATAATGGTATTGTGGATATTACCATGTCTAAGTATGAAGTTATCACCCATATTCTTCAGAAATATGGAGTGACTGATATTTGGGATATTGTTCCTGAAGATCAAAAAATATGATGATATGGCTGCATTATCAGAACGGGAAGTACAGATTGCGGAGCGTATAGCTTGGGGTGCTTCCCAAAAAGAAGTTGCTGATGATCTTGGTATTTCCCGCTATACAGTAGATAATATTCTTCGTAAGATATATCAGAAACTTCATATTGGCAAGATAAACGAACTGTCTGCATGGTGGTTCTGCACACATTTCAATATCAGCTTTGAACTATCACCTTTAAAGCGTGCCATTGGTGCGGTGGCTCTGGTCGTTTTGATAATTTTCAACGATTTTATCTCAGGAGATTACTATTGCCGTAGTCGAGGGCGCAGAGAAAAAACAGAGGTGTCGGTTCGCTTGAAGGAAGTTTAACTTATTTGTCTAATATATAATTAAAATGATTATGGGAGAAAAGATTTTTCTTTTAGCTCTTAAAAAGAGTAGCAAGCATGAAGGTACTACTTATTGTATAGGAGTATATAAACTGGGAACTCCAAGTATGGAGTTTGTTTTAGGTGAAACTGACAATGACCGGGATTATAGAGCAGGTGATGAAGTTTCATATATTTATAATGCAGATTATACAGACAATTTACAGAGCGCTTTAAATTGGCTGAATAACATTAAATAGATGGTTTGAAACAATAAAAACTAACTAATATGAAATTGACAAAGGAAGAAGATCAAGTAATCTGCAAGTTTTTAAAGATCGTAGCAGAAGAAGGTGGTAAGGAGATGTTAAAATTGATGCAGTTTGTTCTTATGAAATTATCTGAAGAAGCCATTCAGATGAATGCTGCTGAAGTTGTTTTAAGCCAGGTTCTAAATTATAAAGGTGAGAAATACAATACGCGTATGGTTATCCAGTATTCCAAAGTGGGTGAAAAAACATTGGAAGAACGTGCATACGAAATTGCTGACCGTATGCTCTTATCAGGATCAGGAAATTGTGATCTTCGGGAAGAGCTGAAGAAAGCTGTATTAGCTGGGTATAATTTATATAATGAGGATTTCGATGACGAAGAGTAATTCAATACAAATTAAAAAAGAATATTGTGGAAAATGAAGAATATCTCTGTATTAATTGTGCTAAAAAGATAGAATGTTATGGACCTGACATCAAATTAGAAGAACCTGATTTATGTATTCCTATAAGCTGCATAGATTATCAAGATATAGAGGAGAAATTTAATTCATAAAAAAAATATAAATGAATATGGAATCAAAATTTAAAGTAGGTGACAGAGTGAGAATATTAGATTGTCCAGTCATGCCGGATGTAGTAGGAAAGTCAGGTGTAATAAGACATAGGCAAGGTGATTTATATCGTGTTGAAGTCGATGGTAAAGTCATCCCAGACTATGCTTTGGAAGCTGATATAGAACTTATACCAGATAACCCTTTTGCGGAAAGCAATGAACTTATTTCCAGATTATTAAAGGAAAATAATTTGGAAATAATGCATTTGGAAATGTACCTCGATACGCAAAATATTGTGTGCGTGGAAAGAACTACCTATGATGCGATGTGCTATAAGGACACAGCTTTAAAGGCTTTTCTCGAATGTGAGGGATATGATGAATTTGAGCGTGAAATTAACTCTTAACTAAGTAGATATGAATGAAATTGCATACGGCGGATCACTTTATGAATATAGAGCTTCCGCAAACAATGGAGAAGTGAAGTTATATGTGACTATGGACAGTGCTAAGGCTATAATAACAGATAAAAACGATAAAGTATTATTTGATGTTTCTGTTAGTATTGTTAGTCAGCTATGTATTTATCAAATGTCGATTTAATCCAAAATCTACAAGAAATGAATAAAAGCAAAAGGCGGGTTGCAAAGCCGCCTCCTGTTTATTTTAGATGGGTATACACTCTGTCACGTATTCAATTAACTAATAACTGTCACTTACGAGATTGAAAAATGCTTCCCATCCTACCGTCTAATTGATTTTGGACATCCATATAGCCCCACGGTAGTAAAGCTATAGGAGTCCTTTTAAAATTATGTTTTGCATAAAAATAAAAATTAAGTCGCTTACAACGTGCAAACGACATTCAAAAGTAACAATTTAAAATAATATGGCAAAATATTATATTGACTACACTATTTCCTACAAAGTAGATGAAGTCGAAAAAGCTATCGTTGAAGCTAATTCGTTAGCTGCTGCAAAGAAAGCTCTCAAAGAAAATTTGAAAGCAGAATATGAAGAAGATTTCCTAAAAGTAGAATTTAATGATGCGTATTGTACTTCTGATGATGCGCGTACTGATTAACGTAAAACTATAAAAAAAGGAATATTATGGAAAATGAAGAATATCTATGTATTAATTGCGCTAAAAAGATAGAATGTTATGGACCTGACATCAAATTAGAAGAACCTGATTTATGTATTCCTATAAGCTGCATAGATTATCAAGATATAGAGGAAAAATTTAATTCATAAAAACAATAAAATAATGAAGAAGACGCTGACTATAACATTCGATACCGGGAGTGGGGTTATATCTTCCGAGTGGGATGAAGAACTTACTCCGGAAGAAGTAAAAAACATGTGCGAACAGACGTGGTGCAAAGCTGTGACTGAAATAGAAACATCAGATGATTCTGATACAAATCAATAAAGAAAGGATTAAACATGGATGAAGAAAGGTATGTCCTTGATGACATATTTGTCTTCTCTTTCCTTTGTACCCGGCCAATGTTTTAGATCATGGATTTGTTTCAGTATTTTCCGGACAACAGTCAATCCTGGATTCCGTCTTATATTGAGTTGATGGGGGTGGAGAGGTTGACGGAATATTATAATAAAGTATTCATCAGGCTGTATGATATGCAGCCCGGTGAATCTTTCCGGGTACTTGAAAAGGTCAGTCCGGAGAACTATGATCTTTTCATGAAATGCGTGTATTCATGCCTGTGTGCGTTTGACTTATATGGCATATACAGCTACTATATCGAAGAACAGGGTACTGTCATTCTCAGAAGATAGTACCTGAATATATAAATGCAATGATAGACGAAAGAATTATAGAACAAATTTTGGATCGTGCCGACATTGTGGACGTGATATCCGGTTATGTTGAACTGAAGAAGAAAGGTGTTAATTATGCAGCTTGTTGTCCGTTCCACAAAGAGAAGACACCCAGTTTTATGGTGAACCCGGCACGCGGTACATGGCACTGTTTCGGATGCGGTAAAGGTGGAAATACTATTGGTTTCTTGATGGAACATGAAACTATGACTTTTCCGGAGGCAGTATGTGCTCTTGGTAAACGGTATGGCATTACCGTTGAGGACGAGAAATTGACTCCTGAGCAGGAACAGGCACGGATGAAGCGCGAAAGTATGTTTATCATCAACCAAAGATGTGCCGAACATTTCCGGCAGAATTTACTTCTTCCTACTAATAAAACGGCTGCTGAATATGTTAAAGGACGTTGGGGGCTGGAGTATGCCGAAGAAATGGGAATTGGTTTCGCCCCTGACAAATGGGATGATTTGTTGGGGTTCGCCCGATCATCCGGTCTGTCTATCGACTTGATGAAGGAAATGGGATTGCTGAAGGTCGGTGAAAAGGGTAATACTTATGATGTTTATCGTAATCGTGTCGTTATCCCTATACGGGATCGGTTCCGGAGAATAATCGGCTTTACTGCCCGTGATATGTCCGGTGATAAGGTGGCTAAATATATGAATTCTACCGAAAGTGATATCTACCATAAGAGAGATTCAATATTCGGTATCGATACGGCTATACGCCAGGCGGCTAAGGAAGATAAATTTTATCTGGTGGAGGGTGCCCCTGATGCGATGCAGCTTAAACGCATTCGCGTCAATAATGCAGTAGCGCCGCTTGGGGGAGATTGGACTGAAAACCAAATGGAGCAACTGAAGAAGTATGCTACTAAACTTTGTTTTCTTCCGGATGCAGATCCGCCAAATTTGGAGAGAAGCGAAAAATTAGGTGCAGGTATTCGTAACGTGATGCGTAACGGTATGTTGGCTATGAAATGCGGATTTGGCGTGTCGGTTAAAGAACTTCCCATGGGGGAGGAGCAGAGCAAGAACGATCCGGATAGTTATTGCACAAGCATTCAGAAGTTTCAAGAACTAAAAGAAGTTGATTTTATACCATGGTACGCAAGTTACATATTTCAGGATATAAATACTACTGAAGAGCGCAGTGATGCCATCAATACCATTTGTACGATGGTAGTAATGGTGAAGGATGAAGTAAAGGAGTCCATGTACCTAAAGCAGTTGCAATCATTTTATGAGGACAAGAAACTTTGGCAGAAGGCCATTAACCGCGCTAAAAAACTGGATAAGGCCAAACAGGTTATTGATGAAAGCAAGAAGATAGACCGGGATCTTTATCAGAAATATGGCTTTTACGAAGAATACAACGCTTATTTTGCTTTAGCTGGTGACAGTGGTAAGGCGGTACAATGGAGTAATTTTATCATGATGCCCATGTTTCACATTAAGGATTCTTTGCTTCCAAAACGTTTGTATCGCATCAAGAATCAGAATAAACAGGAGGAAATCATTGAAATGAAGCAGGAGGATCTTGTGTCACTTTCCAAATTCAAGCAGAAAGTTGAAGGTCTTGGTAATTATATCTGGCTGGCCACAGAAAAGGAGCTGACCAAACTGAAGATGTTTCTTTATGAACAGACAGAAACAGCGCTTGAAGTCACGCAGCTTGGTTGGCAACGTCAGGGATTCTTTGCATATGGTAACGGTTGTTTTGATACGGAATGGCATGCTGCTGATGAATATGGCATCGTACGTCTTAAAAATGGCAACTTTTATCTGCCCGGTTGCAGTACTATTTATCGTGATGATGTGAAGCTTTTCCAGTTTGAACGCAAATTTATATATACCTCTTATAATAATGTTAGCCTGCGTGAGTATAGCGAGAAATTGATTAGGGTATTCGGAGATAATGCAAAGGTGGGATTATGTTTCTTGTTTGCTACATTATTCCGGGATATCATTTCCGGACAAACCAAAAGTTTTCCCATTCTTAATATATTCGGTCCGAAAGGTTCCGGTAAGTCTGAGCTTGGTAAAAGCCTGATGTCATTTTTCGTCATTGACAATAAAGCTCCCAATATTCAGAATGCAACTATCGCAGCATTGAGCGATGCGGTTGCACAGTGTGCAAATGCTTTGGTTCATCTTGATGAATATAAAAATAGCATTGACCTTGATAAGCGCGAGTTCTTAAAAGGGTTGTGGGATGGAACTGGGCGTAGCCGCATGAATATGGACCGGGACAAAAAACGTGAGATTACAAGTGTAGATTGTGGTATCATATTATCCGGTCAGGAGATGCCGACTATTGATATAGCCCTTTTTTCTCGTTTGATTTATCTGACATTCAACAAGACTGAATATTCCAATGAAGAGAAACGGGCTTTTAATGAATGTGACGCTATCAGTTTACAAGGGTTGTCACATTTGGCCCTTCAGCTATTGCGGCATCGCTCTAAGATGGAGACTGATTTTTCTACCAATTACCGCCAGTGCATGAATGATCTCAATGAACGTCTGAAGGAAACAACCATTGAGGACCGCATACAACGCAACTGGGTCATACCATTGGCAGCCTTCCGAACACTTGAAGCTGTGCTTGATGTGCCGTTTACCTACCGTGAATTGTTGGGGATTTGTGTGGATGGTATCATCCGCCAGAACCGAGAATGTAAAAGTAATAACGAACTGGCCAATTTTTGGAATGTGGTCAGTTACTTGCAACAGGATGGAGAAATCTTTCTGGAAGCTGACTTTCGTATAGACTATCTTTCCAATCTCAAAACCAATAAGGTAAAGGACTTGACATTCAAACAACCGCGCCCCATTTTGCGTATGCAGACAGACCGTATCTTTATGCTGTACAAGAAGTTCGCCAGGCAGGTAGGTGACAACGCGCTACCGACGGAATCCCTGAAATTTTATATCGAGAACTCCAAAGAATACCTGGGTGTACAAAACTCCGTTCGTTTCAAGAATATACTGAAGGGAGTAGAAGTTACTAAAGAGGTGGAAACAGGCGGTCAAAAATATTATCGGAAAACCAGCATGACCAAGCAAGCCCTCTGTTTCGATTACACTGAGTTGATGACGAACTATAACATCAATCTTAATATTGATATGGGGATGGCTGATGGTGATGAGGAAGAGAAAACACAGAATAATAAACCGAGGGAGAACGGTACTTCTCCGTATATGTTCTAATACGTCTATCATAGTTGTGCAGAAGCCCTTGCCTGTGAAGGTAGGGGCTTTTTTGTGTCTTTCTGAACGTAAAGTACGTATTATTTTGGGGCAAAAAATACGTCTACACTTTCTACACTTTCTACAATGTTATAAATCAGTATATTACATTATAAATATAGATTCTACATGCTTCTACAAATTTCTACAAAATATGACTTTTCTACATTTCTTCTACAAAATGGTACTTTGTAGAAGCCTTTTCTACACTTTTTCTTCTATACTAAAACCGTTATATTGTTGATATATAGGTACTTCTATGACTTGTAGAAAGTGTAGAAGGTGTAGAGGGCAAAATGTGTCTGCTCAATATAGGAATAAAAATGTGGAGAAGTGATTAATATATTAATCAATCTTGCTATTTTTGTGTAAAAATCAACACTTTAAATGATAAAGAAAGACCGATTTGTCTGTTGGCTGCCTTGCAAACCGTATGTTAAGCAGTTCCTTTTGCATAATTTCAATACGCCTGATGATACCTGGACTGAAATCGTTAACCTGTCTTCCGACAAGGAGTTGCAGAACGATTTCCTTTCACGGCTATCCAAGCCTGGACGCTACGAGAACAAATACCGTAACCTCTACCGCTATACGGCCAATGTAGCGGTAGAGATACGCCGTGATGACTTCTACCGTTATGGCTGGTCGATGTCGAACACCGAAGTGGTGGCGTTCGGTACCAAGATTGAACGGCGGATCAAACAGATACTGTTTCTGTATCTTGATACCCATGTGAGTATGGGACTTCCACTATCAGCTGCCATCCGCAATTTCCAGACGAAGTTCGGATTTACTGAAGACACCTGGTCTTATGACACCATCCGTAGGGAGTATAACCGACACGGATATCGGAAGACAGTGGAGAATACAACGATTTTTGATTTTATTAACCGTATTATATTGGGGAAGTTGTCCGAGTTTGGGACAATTTCCCAGCAAGGAAGATTAGCGTATGAAAGTGATAAATTATGATTTTGAAAACATCGGAGGACTGTTGCAGGTGATTGCCGTTTCCCCGACCTCGTTTTTGCGGATCCGTAAGGATTACAATGCCGGTCTGAACTACCTGGAGCTTCGCGACCGGGAGAATATTATTTCCATTCCGGTGTATGCCAATGACACTTATATATATAATGAGGACAAGGAAGTGAATGATGCAGGGGATTGCTGGAATGTTTCCATTGAAGGGGTGATTCCTAAACTTTCCTCAGTGAATAATCAGCTGATGGAGACGCTGGAGCGTGGCTTGTGGTATGTGCTGGCAGTGGACGGTAACGGCCAGGTCCACTGGTGCGGTCAAGAAGACGCACTTATGTTATTCGCCACGAACAAGACAAGCGGGCGTTCCGTTTCCGAACGGAACGGCACATCATTCACATTCACTTGCGTACAGGATGAACCTACCATTTATATATCCGGATTGGATGAACTGGAAGCGTAAAAACAACGCTTATTCCCTGTTTGACGGTGCCCTGTGTCCTTGGGTACCGTTTTTTTTGCGCTTTTCTTTGCGCAAAAAAGTTATATGAACGAGACAGTTATCACACTTTTTGGAGCGATTGATCGCTTCTGGTATAACAAGAACTACCTGAAATACTTTTTGGACAAAGCGAAAGATCAGCCTGTACGCCTGAAGGTCTCCAGTCCGGGCGGTGATGTGGCTGAAGCTATCGCCATGTCAAGCCTGATGGCCGAGCATGGCAACGTGACGGTGGAGTTTATCAGCTTCAACGCTTCGGCGGCTACCATACTGGCATTTGGTGCCAAGTCCATTGAGATGCATGAGGACGGCATGTGGCTGGCGCATAAATGCAGTTTTGGGGTGGACATTTGGGGACAGCTCAACGCGGATCAGCTCGAAGACACCATCAAGGAGTTGCAGAACAAAAAGAAGAGTGCCGAGGCTATTGACCTGATGATCGCACAGAAGTACATCAACCGTAGCGGCAAGAGCCTGAAGGATGTTATTGCCCTGATGGAAGAAGAACGCTGGATGCCTGCCGCAGAAGCCAAGGACTGGGGATTCATAGACAAGATTATTCCCGGTACCCATAAGAAGCCGCAAGTGACCGATGAGATAACGGACTGTTTTACCGCCAATGGTTTGCCGTTGCCGGTACTCAGTGCTTCCGAAGCGGAAACACAACCTAAAGGTAATGAGAGAAACCTTGTTTCTCAAATCATTGACGGTATCAAAGGGTTGTTTCCTGCCAATAATAAATCTGAAGACATTTCTAATTCAAATACAGTTATTTCCATGCGTAAAGAATTTACTTTCATTAATCAGATCCTCAACTGCGAAGGTATTGAGGAAAAAGACGGTAAGACATCGCTTACCGTAGAAAACTTGCAGGCCATCAATAACGCCATCAAAGTAGCCAATGAAGCGAAAACCAAAGCTGAAAGCGATCTGACAGCCGCCAATACAGCCAGACAGACGGCCGAGAATAATCTGACGGCAGTTGTCAACGACCTTGACAGCCTGAGCGATAGCGTCAGGAATGTAGCCGACAACAAAGCTAAGGTACAGGTTATCCGCGATATCGTGGCCAGGATTCCCGGAACGGCAACCGCCAGTCATCAGGAATCGAACGAAGACAGCAAGTTTGCCGATATCGCTACGGATCCGATCAACAGTTATGAGAATGAATAACATCTAAACTATTCTATTTATGGATTTTAAAGCACCTATTGACATTACCACGGTTCTGACCGCGGTAAAAAAACACAGAGACATCCTGAAGGCGGTCGATAAGCTCGACACTTCGGAGGTATTGAAACATTTCACTCCGGTACCGGGCATTACCGATTCCCTTGAATTGGGCAAGGTAGAAGGCGGAAGCATTTCCAGTAAGTACACCGGCAAGTTTGAAGCCGGCAAATATCTGGGTAAGATTGTTCCGCGTCGTCTGGTCGTTCGTCCCGTCGTGATGGAGATGTCCGATGAGCCGGAACGTTACCGTCGCACCTACATTGCTGAGGTACCCGGTACGCTCCGCAAAGAACATCCCTTCGAGCTGTGGTTGATCAACCACGGGCACGAACTGGCATCCAATGATTTGCTGTTTGCCATCTTCACAGCGAAATACAGCGCTGATAAGAACAAGACGGACATTCAGGACTCTTTCGATGGTATCGGTACCATTGTTACCGAAGGCGAGGCAGTCGGAGATATCTCCAGTGCTGAAGGCAACGTATATGCCACCGGTGAGCTGACTCGTGCCAACATTGGCGAAAAGTTGCTGGAGATGTGGCGTCACATGCCGCGTACCTTCAAGCGCAAGAAGAACATCAAGATGTTCATTTCCGACGATTTGGGCGACATGTATGATGACTGGCGCAAAGATGAAGGTACTATCGTTATCGGATTAAAAGAAGATACTTCCGATACACAACACCTGCTCGGTTCCAACAACCGTTGTGAGCTGGTACGTGTTCCGAATCTTCCCGATGGTAGCCAGTTCGTCATGCTGACCACTAAAGGGAACATTTGCTACGGCTTTGACAAGGAGAGCGATTTCAAGTCCATCAAGCCGTTCTTCTCCGGTAATCCTTATACGTTCGATGCTTCGGGCAAGTACGTGATAGGCTTCCAGTTCGTATCGGTACATAAATCGGAGTTCTGCGTCAATGACCGTCCGGTGGATCCTGAAGGTAGCAACCCGTTCGGATATATCGAGGTCACAATTGCACCGGATGAAGCGAAGGCCAACGGTGGCAAATGGCGCATTCAGGGTGAAGAGGCTTGGCGTGATTCCGGCACGTATGTAGCGGTTCCCGGTGGTAAGGAATATACTATCGAGTTCCTGGAGGCCGCCGGATATACCACTCCTGCCGTGCAGAAGAAGACTCCTGCTGCGGGTGCAGTAGAGAAAGTGACGGGTACATACGTTGTTAAATCTGAATAAATCCTGTGACTATGGCAGAAGTAGATCCCAAATTATGTATTGCCCTTGATGATATCAACGAGGCAATGGACTGCGAGAACCAGGATAATATGGGCGGTATCATACCGTCCGTTATCTTCGGTTATCATGCAGATGTGGCGACATGGCCGGACTACCCGAAAAAGACGGATGATCCGCTTTCACTGGAGGCAGCCGGTGCACTGGTCGGTGATCTTGTTATGAAAGAAGGTTGCCGGGCCTATAAGATGGATATCACTGACGAACTGGCTGAGTTCAAGATTACGGATCAGGGAGAAACCGGTGGTGAATCGTTCCTGATGGACTTGAATATCATTTCGGCCAAGATGCGGAAGAAGATATTCGGTTTTGAGAATGCGACCAAAGGGCGCAAGATGTTCTTTATCGTGACCGACAACAACGGCACGAACTACCTGATGGGTGACAAACGCCGCGGTGCTATGCGTGCCTCCGGAGACGGTTCTACCACCGGGGCAAACTCTACCGCGCGTAATCAGAACACACTTCATTATACTTTCACTGCACCGCGTAAATGTGTGTATGAAGGTGATGCGGAAGATATTCTTACTGTAAAGACTGCACCCGGAGGCTGATTTTGTTTCTTCGTTTGATTAGTTGGTTGTTTATGTCCGTCTCCGGATTCTTCCGGAAGGCGGACATTTTGTTTTGTCCTATCACAGCAATAAAATTCGCAATAGTTTTGCGTATCATTAAAAATCAACGTACAATGTCAAAGATTACACAGAACTACATCGAAGCCCGCAGGGACGGTATCAAGTGGCTAAATTCCAATAAGCGGAATTATAGTACCGGAGTGAATATCCTTACCCGTTCCGGATATAAGGGCTTTGTCGCCGCACGCCTGGCACGCCAGGGCGAAAAGCCACATACCCGCGAGAAGCTGGAATACGAGATCCGGCAGATGATTAAAGTCTGGTACCATCCGGATGATCCGCGCTTTGAGGACGTGGACCTGGCGGATGATGCAATGCCGGGTAATGACGGGCGTGCCGAGACGGTTCCCGAAGAAACGGCGGCGGCCATCGTTACCATTGCGGAAAAGGAACTGGCACGTGAAACGGATGAACAGCCGGCCTACCCTCCTGTTATTGCAAAAATCATCTATGATTTCCGGGATTGCTACAATGAACGTTCACGGCTGCACCGGTTACTCTCCGAACAGGGTGAGACCAATACGGCGGCTGTATGTTCACAGCGTAAGGATATTGCTACCCGTATAGCTTCCCTCTCCAATCGTATGACATTGCTGGCTGCCATCAAACAGCAATATGAGCAGAACAAGGAGTTGCCGATTGATGAGCAGCTGGACGAGCTTTATAAAAAAGTGGATGCTGCTGAAGAGAAGCCGGAAAAGGAAGATGAACAGACCGACATCAGTTCCCTTTCCGTCGAAGAACTGAAGAAAGCGAAATCCAATGCCAAGAGTAAGATTACCAAGGCAAAAAACATGTTGCTGTATTCTTCGGAGAGCAAGCCTAAAGACGGCAAGGAAAACCCGCTTCCTGACTGCCCCAAACGTGTGAGATACGAGAAGAAGGTGGCTGATCAGGAGGCACTGGTGGAAAAGATAGAATATCGTTTGGCAGAACTGCAATAGGTTATGTTGGTTTGTTGCAGTGAGATTGAGAATAAGATGATGCCGGCGGATGACGCAGCAAGTCCTATGCAGGGAGACCGATACCCGACAGGCTACATCCGCCGAACGGATGCGGCGGCCTCCGGCCATGACCTGGTTGCGGAGAAGCTGCTGCATCCGGACGCTATGGGGATGCTGGTACCCGGCACAGACAAGCATTTTTATTCTTCAGGCGCGTTCAATCTCATTCAGCTGATTTTCTACATTCTCAAGCAGACCGGTCCGGCACATCTGTTCCTGACAACCTATTCCATCTCTATGGATAGCATCAACGCCCTTCATCGTAAGGTTGAGACCGGTGAGTTGCTATCGGTACGGTTCCTGATCGATAACCGCGTACGCAGCATTTCACCCAAGCCGTTCGATTATCTGGTGACTACATTTCCGGACTGTTACCGTTGCCTGGCACTGCATGCGAAGGTGGCGTTGCTGTATAACGAAGATTGGAACATCACCGTAGTAGGCAGTCAGAACGCGACGCATAACCCGAAGCTGGAGCGTGGAATCATCCATACCGGCAGAGATATTTTTGATTTTGACTTTAAAATGTTGAATGATGAGTTTGACTCAGGAACAACGTGAGGAGATAGAGAAAATGGCGTACCGCCTTATCCCGCCGGGGATGATCGCAATCAATATCGGTGTGGATGAGACGGATTTTCTTGCAGAACTCCGTACTCCGGGCACTGAAGTTCGTACAGCTTTCTACCGGGGACATCTCAGACAGATGGTTGAAGTACGGGAGGCTATCATCAAGTCCGCCATCAACGGCAGCAATCCGGCACAACAGGAATTGATCAAGTTCTTTAAATCGCAACAGCAGTATCTTGAGTATGAGTAACAGCTTGACAACATCCAAAAGCAAGGCCGCATTGGAGGAACAGTCATACGACCTTATACAGCAGCACATCATTGACCCGGAGAACAGCCCGTTGCCGGAGCACTTACGGGTACAGTGCAACCGGGTGTTGCAGATAGCCCGTTTGCTGGATGATTATCCCAATGAAAGCCATATCATTAACATCATGCTTGCGAAATATCGGATTTCACGTACACAGGTACGTAAGGATATCGCCCTGGCAAAAGAGTTATTCAAGACGCAACATCAGTTTGACTGGGATTTCTGGTTTGCTTGGATGATCAAGGACCAGATACAGCTTATCCGGGACTGTAAGCTCAGGGGTGATCTGAAGAACTGGAACAACGCCAAGAAGGTGCTGCATCAGATGATTGGCGAACGTCCGGCTTCGGTTGAGGATCCGCGACGTATGGAGAAGAATGTGATTAATATCCAGATAAACAATATGGGTAAAATGGTGAACATTCCGCTGGATGCTATTCGTAGTCTTTCGCAGGAAGAGCAAAAGGTCCTTGTGGATTCCATGTACACGCCTATTGACGATGTGCAGGCAGAAGAAATAATGAACTCATAAATATAACAGCCTTGGGCAGGCTTTGTAAAACCCATATAAAAGCAATGAGTATGAAAAGTTTTTTTATTAAAGTTATGGTTTTGGTAACGGTGTTGGCTATTCTTATGTTTGGCGTTCCTCATTATCGGATATGGTCCGCTGAACAAAGGGGCAAGGCTGAATTTGCAGAAGCTGAACAGAACCGGAAAATTAAGATTGAAGAGGCGAAAGCGAATCTGGAAGCAGAGAAACTGAATGCCCAGGCTGAAGTGGAACGTGCCAAAGGTGCGGCAGAAGCAATCAAGATTGAAAACGGCAGCATTACCCCCGCTTATATCCAGTATTTGTGGGTACGTCAGCAGAATAATCTGAATGACAAGACTGTAGTTTATATTCCGACAGAAACAAACCTTCCGTTATTGGAAGCTACAAGAAACAAATAGTTTATGAAAAAACTGACAAACAAACGTCTGATCTCTTATTTGGTTGACCACAAACATATCGATATGGTATCGGTTAGCAAGACACAGATTGTTTGTACCGTATCCGCCAAGTTCAAGCCGGATGAAGTGAAAAAACTATTAGACGATACAGGGCAGCCGATGCCCCGTATGACTTCTTCCGAAGGTGTGAACTATATTGTTTTCCCACGTTATTGATACGGCAGGACAATGGACGAAAACGTTTGGGAAGAGGTCATACAGGTCAATCCGGCACAGGCGGCATTTTTGGTAATGCCGTACAAGAACGGGTATGTCATCTATTCACGTGCAACGGGTAAATCATTCATTACCGGTGCCGTGATAGATGATAATATCCGGCTCATGCCGCGAGGTATTACCACACTCACACAGGCTACCATTGGGCAGGCGCTCACTAAAACGTTGCCCTCGGCATTCAAGATGCTGGAGATGCTCGGTTACAAACAATGGGATCCGGTCAGCAAGACCGGTGACTATGTGGTTTGTCGCAGACCCATTGAGGGCTGGTACAAGCCTTATGAGCACATCATGTCATTTGAGTATGGTATCAGCTTCAGTAACGGGCACATGCTTTATATACTTACCCAGGGCGGTAACAGCCGCGGTCCGAACGCGGATTACAACATCACCGACGAAGCGTTGACGCTCGATAAGGAGAAGTTTGACCAGGAGGCGGCACCGACCAACCGTGGTAATGAACACATCTTTGGCCGCAAGTCCGAGAATCCGGTTCTGAAGCATCACGGCAACACGTTCCTTTCCTCCATGCCCTATACACCTGAACAGAAGTGGTTGCTTGAACCGGCCAAGTATTATGAAGAAGAACGCGGCATCCGGCTGTTTGATGTCTGGAATAAGATTGTGCGGTTACAGATGCAGCTCATTGATGCACGCATTGCGAATGATGCGGGACTCTTCAAGGAGATCTGGAATGAAACCGTCCGTCTCCGTCAGAGCATCACGCCGTTCGTTTCACGTGACGGCACGCTCTTTATCCTCGGCTCTATCTTCGACAATATCGCCAATGTGGGTATGAACTATATCCTGAACCAGTATAAGGTGATGGATAAGCTTTCCTTCATGATCGAGATCCTGAATTTCATGGTGGATAAGATTGATAGCTGCTATTACCAACTGGATGAACGGCATGTGTATTACAATGCGACCAATGACGACTATATACGTGACTTTGCCGAAGATCATAACTACAACTGGCAGCAACTTGCCAATAACGATGACAGCCGGCGTGACCTGGACTGTACCCCCACGAAGCCGCTGGAACTGACACCTGACTGGGGTTCTGCCGCCTCATTCCTTGAAGTGGCACAGGAACGCAATTATGATTTTGTGACGAAGCTGCTGACCCGTGAGCCGGTGGATAACAATATCAACGAGTTCTTTGTCAAGCGTGACGAGGAAGACGATACGATGGTCAATGCGCTGATGGATAAGTTCTGTCACTATTACCGTAACCATATCAACAAGCACCTGCATTATTACCGTGACCGCTACGGGGATGCACGCCGTGCCAACAATAAGAAATCCTATAATGAGCTTGCCATTGAGCGCCTGGAGAAACACGGCTGGACGGTGGAACAGCACACGCATGCGGGTATGGAGCCGCCGCAGCATGATAAATATCTGTTGTGGGCTTCTATCCTGGCGGAGAAGGACGAACGGTTCCCGAAGAAGCGTTTCAACGGCTCGAAATGCAAATACACATTGATCTCCATGAACAACACACGCGTTATTGAAGATCGTGAAGGACGGTTTGCCAAGGATAAGCGCAGCGAGCGCAACCAGTCCATCCTTCCTGAAGAGGCAACGCACTTCGGTGATGCGGTCGATAAACGTGTCTGGACGAAGTACGGGCATTTGCTCAGGCAGGCTTACGGATTTGTGGACGCACGTATCTGATTCACTTCACACACTCCGCAACAGTTATCGCAATACTTATAACAGGACTCGCAACGCTTGAGGACCGGATGCCGCATCGGAGGACAGGCGGAGGGTGTTTTCTTTAATGTAAAAACCTATTACCTTTGTCATATTTCCTTACTTTTTGCGACTTCTTTTGCGCCTTTTGTTAGGGCGCGGTAGGAAGAAACTTCCGTTTCTTTTTCCATTCGGATGGAAAACGGGGTGTTGTGTGTTCATTTTCAAGAAGGTAGTTTTCTTATAACATTCATTAACAGAGTCCCCGGCGCGTGCAAAATCCGTACTGAAGAAATAGGCAGGCAAATCTATTTCCCCAGTACGGATTTTGCGCGCTTATAGAGGTAGGAAGCGACGCTTCCTGTATTTGTTTGCACCCATGCAGGTCCCCGGTCTTTTCTGTTTCAAATTCTAAGGTAGGGACCGTAGAGCGGTAAGCGTTCCGCTTGACGTACCCCCGTTTCTCTTCCGGAACTCCTTTTCATTTCTGCATGTCTGTATGCGGTCAGGTAGTCTTTTGAGTCCGCAAATGTAGGGCACCGGTCTGACAAGCAAGGTCAGGCGTTGTCCGCTAAAAAATCTCCACCTTGCAGGTAGTATTCAAGCCTCCGGTTTTAGTCGGAACCTTGCAGAATGTCATCCTCGGCACCTCAATTATTGCGGCATCAAAAGGCAACCATACCGCACGTCATACAGACACGCCGGAATAAAAAAAAAGTCGTTCCGGGAAACGGAGAATCTGAAAAAGGCTCCACCCGACGACTCCAAAAATCCAGAATAAAATTAAAACTTACAGTTATGGCAGCAAAAAGAAACATTCCCGAAGCATGGAAAAATCAGTGGCATAAACCGATGATTTCCTTATTTGACTACATACCGGCAAGATACGAGGCTACAGAACGGGAAAAACAAATCCGCTCACTGATATGGGACTTCAAGGCTGGGAAACGCAGCAAACAGGTAGCGGCTATCGTAGCGGGTAAGATAGCGGAAAAATTCGGTTCGTTTGCCGATACCATTGTGTTTGTCTGTGTTCCTGCAAGTTCGGCAGAACGGACGGAAAAACGCTATCGGGACTTTTGCGAAGAGGTTTCCAACCTTTGCGGGTGTATGAATGGCTACAAAGCCGTGAAAGTGGGCGGAAAACGTATGACCATCCACGAAACCAAGAAAGGCAAAAGCATACAGAACACGGAAACTATTACGCTGAATACTGACTTTTTCAACGGGAAGCGGGTACTGGTTTTTGATGACATACTAACGAAAGGACACAGCTACGCACAATTTGCGTGCGCACTGGAGCAATTAGGTGCGGAAGTGTTGGGAGGTTATTTTTTAGGTAGAACAATTCTTTCTTATAACTAATATATATTTTTTGTTATGAATACTTTATTCGATAATGATTGCCGCTACATGAGTGACAGTGAACTGATTTACGAGATTAGCAATAACAGGCAGATTGTTTCAGACGTTGAACGCAGCAACGGGGAGATAGATATAGACAGGCTGTTTGCATCTTTGACGCCTGGACGCAAGAAAGTAGCTGTGGCAGCAGTGGAGATATACAAGAGACAGCAGTCTCAACAGGTTGAACGCAGGCTTATACGAATGAGCAAGGATGTATATGATTTGATGCAGCCGTTAATTGGTGATTTACGGAATGAGGAGTTTTGGGTAGTGGCTATTAATAATGCATCCCGAATAATCAAGAAAGTACAGGTTTCAGTAGGCGGTATAGACCAGACTTCGGCAGATGTACGGCTGATAATGCAGGTGTTGATAAATACGGGAGCTTCGCAGTTTGCAGCGGTACACAATCATCCGAGCGGCAACAGCCGACCGAGCAATGATGACAAGAGGCTGACGGAACAGCTTAAAAAGGCGGCAGCGTTATTCAATATTCGGATGATGGACCACGTAATTATAACGAATGACGGATATTATAGCTTTTGCGATGAAGGGATGATTTGACGGATGGGGTGCGGGCGCACCCATTCCGTTTGCTCGCACGCTCGCAAACGGAATGGGACCCAAAGCGGTATTTTGTTTTATGTTTCCCGTTCCTTCAACCACGGAGGGGCTTTTTTTGTCCTATGAAAGCGGATGGTATGATTTTACCTTTGTGACAAAAAAAGATATGATACGCTTCATTACTAAGTTCATCGGTACCTATGGATATGATTCCCTGAAGGAGTTCTTTCTTTCGGTGGCGCCCAGTTTTAAATATAACCTGCAACTGCCGGCTATTTCCTTCAGTGCAATCACTGCGGTAGTCAGTGAATGGATAGGTATTACCCCGCTGCTGGCGATGGCTATGCTGATCGCCATTGTTTCCGAAATGTGGACGGGTATCAAGGCAAGCAAGATCCAGGGCATAGGATTTGAATCCTTCCGTTTCTCACGCTGTATCATCAAACTGTGTATATGGCTGACCATCATTTATATCACGCACTCATTCTATCTGGAGAGCAAGGCAGGGGCGGAAGATAGCTTCATCATGCTGCTGGCGACTCTGTTCTTTTCAATTGTCAAAGTGTTCGTCATGACCTGGTTCTGTGTGGAGCATGTGACAAGCATATTGGAGAACCTGGCAGTTATTGACGGCAAGCCTAAAGATACGCTGATCAAGCAGGTGGGCATGTTGTGGGTTACGGTTACAGACAAGTTTAAAAGAAAGGTAGATGAGACGGAACGTTAGTTGCATATTACTATGTGCGTTTATAGCACTTCTTTCCGGTTGGGCAGGTCACTGGCTGGGTTCTCGCCACCGGAGTATTGTTTACACTCCGGAAACGGTGGTCAAACATGACACGATACGACCTGTCATTCCTAAACCGGAGGTGATTGTCCGTGAGGTACCCGCAGAAGTAGATACGGCGGCTATACTGGCCGATTATTTCTCGGAGAAACATTATCTCGATACGATTATTGAACGCCCATACCTGCGGGTGGAAATGACCGATGTCATATCCCGCAATGCGTTGCTTGACCGTACCGTAGTGGTGGATTACCGGCAGCCGGTCGTTTATAACAATGCCCTGGCTCTGGGGTTGGATGCCGGGCGTTACAGCTGTGTGTTATTCGCGGGGTATCGGCGTAGGTCGTGGGAGTTCAGGGCGGGCTATGACCTGTACAATAAATCACTGGTGTTGGGGGTATCTAAAGATTTGTGGAGATGGTAGCGAATTTAGTCAATAACACGTATCTGTTTTCCGCTGATATAGAGGACATCCACATTACGGACGTACACGAAAAACTGGTTTTCAAGATGACAGTTGACGGACAGGAAGCGCTTTCTGAAGTGTACTATCCGGACAGTGGGAACGCAGTCGTCATTTGCGATCCGGGTGATATCATCAATGAGTATTTCGTTCGTCCGGAACTGGGCAGCGGTGATGACCGGATCGTATTGGCTCCTATGACGGTACAACTGTCTCTTTCAGACAGCGAGGCAGCCGCTGACTACACGCTGTATGTGTTCCACTCAAGATACCGCGTGTCTTTCGAGCCGCTGACCGGCTTCATATTTTATTCCCGCTATAAAATCAAGCATATCAGGCAGAATACGATTGATTACCTTTCCTTCTTCGTGTCTGACAAGACAAAAGTGTATCTGGATATCATCCACCTGGAATCCGGCAGCAGCGTCAAGAAAACCGTTGAGCTGCAACTCTCCGATGCCAACCGGATGATGGCATATAACATGAGTCCGGCCAAGGTGGGTAAACTCGCAGGTCTCAGGGCTGACAATATCCTATCGTATGACGCACGTATCACCGACGGCACGTTGACGGACCTTGTAAGGTATGTCATGGATCGGAAAAGCCACCGTGAAATGCACCAGTTCCTCTACTACAATGTATTCGGGCTGCCGGAATCCATATCATTCTCAGGATTGGTGCAGTATAGTCCGGAACTGGAGGGTGATATCGCGGACATGGTGAAGCTGAAAAGGAGATTCAATCCGTTTTTCAATGATCTGCGCACGGTCAACACCGGGTATTTGGACGAAAACAAGTACAAGGCCCTAATAGACATGCTAACCTCTCCGGTACAGCGATGGTACGACACGCCTTCGCTGCCGATGGAGATCATCATCACAGATATTGACTTTACGCATACGAAAATGGGCAACCAGCGGGTAAACGTGAATCTGACCTTCTGTCCGGCAAGCCGGAAGCATCAGGTATTTGACAGGTACTCGTTTGGTGGCGGTATCTTCGATTACACATTTGACAGGACATTTGAATAAATAATATACACAATGGAAACAATACGCAGAAATTTGGCATTGGCCGATATGGATATCCGCAGGGATGAACGCGGGAACCGGCGCGTCTTTTCGATAAAATTCGTCAGCAAGGAGGGTAAGGTCTACTTTATCCCGCAGGCATACGCCTGTGGTGCCGGACGCATGAACATGAAGGAATACCAGCTTCGGGGTGTACAGCCCTGCGACTGCAAGGGCAATCCCGAAGGGCATCCCTATCCCGTGGATATAGACCTGATACTGGAGTATAACAAAATGAAAATCGTATTCTGATGAACATACTGTTTAATTCCTGCGGCATTCCCCTGCTGATGCAGTCCACGTACATATTCGGAGAGACTACCGGGGCACCGCAGAACGAGATGAAGGACCGTGCCCGGATCCTGTCGCCATACGACTTGTCGAATGTCAGCTATATAGATATCGACGGGGTGAAGGTGCGCCCATGGGGAGATGAGAATGATTTTCCGCAGAAGGCGGCCGAAGAGATCGGCAACACCAGTGTGCTTAATACCGGCTTGAAGTTTCTCCGTAACCTGACACTTGGGCAGGGCATTTATCCTTGTACGGTGAACGGTTACGATGATGGCGGCAACGAGATACTGAAGCCGGTTACGGATAGCCGGGTACAGGCTTTTGTTGCTTCCCGGAATGTAAGGCGCTACATGGAGAAGGTGCTGCGGGATTATCTGAAGTTCGGCAACGGGGCTGTCCAGTTCGTTCCGTCGGCAGCCGGCAATTCTTTTGCAGGTGTCAATCCGGTTAATGCGCTTTATCGCCGTTATTCCGAAGTGGATGAGTACGGAGCATGTAAATGTATTGTTTCCGGATATTGGCCGCAGCATCCGGGCAAGGGGCAGTACACCAAGCTGGAGGTATTGTCTGAATATGATCCGCAGATGCACGCCGAGGTGTTAAAGTTTGCCGGGAAGATGAAGAACGGTTTTATCCTGCCGGTGCGTGACAGCTGGAGTAATGATGATCTTTACGGCATGCCTGTATGGTGGCCGGCATACGTTTGCGGATGGGTGGAGATCGCCCATCTCATCCCCCATTTCCTCAAGAAAGCCTATAAAAACCAGATTACCTGGAAGTGGCATGTACAGATACCATACTCCTATTGGGAGAAGAAATACCCTTCCAAGGACTATTCCGTCACAGAACGCGAAGCGGCCATTCAGAAGTATATGGATTCGGTAGAACAGAATCTCTGCGGGCCGGACAATGCTGAGAAACCGATCTTCTCACATTATGCCGTCAATGAGATGAACGGCAGGATTGAAGAGGAATGGAAGATCAAGCCGCTGGAGAACAAGTACCAGGGCAGCGATAACCTTCCGGTATCGGCAGCCGCCAACTCCGAGATATTGTTTGCCTTAATGGTCAATCCCAATGTGCTCGGTGCCGGTATGCCGGGCGGTACATACGCCGGCAATCAGGGCGGTTCCAATATCCGTGAGGCGTTCCTCGTGAATATTGCCAATGCCTGGATTGACCGGCAGAATATTCTGGATCCGATTGAACTCTATATAAAAATGAACGGTATGCCGGAGTGTGAGCTGCGTTTCCGCAATACCATTTTAGTAACCCTCGATACCGGAAGCGGTACCAAAAAAACGTTGAGCTAATGATATTCAGTGCAGAGAAATGGAACAAGGGTGCCGAACTCAAGGCACTGATGAAGGTGAATACCGCGATTTCGTTTGACATGATGGAGGCGCCGCTTCGGGGTGCCTTCCGACAATACCTTGTACCGTTATTAGGCGATGCGATGGCGGGCGAAGTGGTTGAGATTTATAATTTCGGTCCGGATCCGGATGTGTTGGAACCGAATACTGAAGGGGCAACCGAGCGGGAGAAGCTGGATGCCCGGCTGCTTGAGATTTGCCAGCGCGCGAATGCGAACCTGGCATTCTGGAATGATTTCGATGAAATCAGCGTCCGGATCACGGATGCGGGATTTCAACGGCAGAAGTCCGACAATGAATCCTTTCAGCAAGTGTACAAATACCAGGAAGACAATCTTCGTATGTCTTTCCGCAACAAGGGGTTCAATGCGCTGGATGAATTGCTTGAGTTCCTGTATGCCCATATAGCGGAATATCCGGAATTTGCGACCTCGCAGGCTTACCAGGACCGCAAATCCGCCATTGTCCGCAGTACTGCGGATGTGAATGATGTCTGTTTCATTGGCGGCAGCCGGATTATCTTCTTGCGGTTGCAGCCGCATCTGAAATTTGTGGAGGAAATGCTGCTTCAGCCGGCTATCGGTGACAGGCTTTACGAGCATCTGATTGACGGGCTGGTTAATCCCCCTGAAGATGAAGAGCGGCGGAAGAATGTGGAACGTTTGCGCCTGGCTTGTTCCCGCTACATCGGGACAATGGCGGTCAGACGGCTGTTGATGGAGACGGGCAGCATTACGGACCGCGGACTGTACTTTACAACAATCCGGTCAGGTGAAAAGGGTAATGAACAGAAAGAGCCGGTTGATACGAAACGGATAGCCGTACAGATACAGAACCTGAAGGCGGATGCCGACATGTATATGACCGCATTGCTGCGGATTGCCCGCAGTTATTTTGCTGACTACTATGCCGGTGATCCCCGTAGGATATTCGACCGGGACAATGACCGTAAACGTACATTCTGGGTATGAGAGAGCTTCGTATGGCATATCGCAGCTTCGGAGTCCGGCGTGAGATTATATGCCGGGTGCCTCAGAAATGGGAAGAGCTGACACCGTCGCAGTTCCTGCTCGTGTCACGGTTTTACCTTCAGGAGACGGATGAATTATCCTTCCTGAAGGAGTTCTATTCCCTGCCTTCCGGTGTCATTGCGGACAGCTATTACAGGTATAAGCTGAGTGAGCTGATAGAGTTCATCAGCGATTGCCGTGTCCGGATGGATCGCTTTATCCTTTCCGAGGTGTCCGGATTGAAGGCACCGGGTGAGCGCCTGAAGGGGATGTGTTTCGAGCACTTCATGCACGTGGACACGGCTTTCAACCGCTATGCGCGTGATGGCAAGGATGCCTCACTGGATGTTTTCATATCAATGCTGTACCTGAAGGACAACGAATATATTGTCCTACCGGCGGGTGGAAAAAACGGCTTATTTAGCAGGCAGAAACCGCTGATGCTGCAAAAACGGATAGTGAAGGTGGCAAAGATAGACAGGCATGTCAAGTATGCCATATTCCTGAACTATGTTTTTGTCAAGAGGTGGCTTTCCAAGGCGTTCCCTTTCCTGTTTCCGTTGAATGAAGATCTGGAATCGGAGAAGAACAACAAGAAACCGGCCGCGCCATCGGTCAACTGGCTTGATATCTTCGATGCCTTTGTCGGTGATGATGTGGCGGTGATGGAGAAATACCAGGCGATGCCGGTGGCAACGGCATTCCGCATATTGAATAAAAGAATCCGTGACGCTCAAAAACAGAAGAAATGACATTTTCAGAGTACATAGAGAATTTGGCCAAACGCCATGTCGATATCCGGCACAAGGAGAATGACGAGGTACATTTCCTTTCATCCGAACGGGAGAAGCACACGGCACTGGACAGCGTGCTTCACTATCCGGCGGTGATTATGGACCGTGGCTCAGGGTTTGGATATGGCGGTGTTCCGGGGGCATACCTGAAGGATCGTGATTATCTGCTCTTTGTATTGGAACATGTGTCCGATACTTCAGACTACGAACAGATAGAGGCCGCACTTGATAAGTGCGAGCGCATTCTTGATGAGATGCTGAACCAGGTACTTGAAGACAAAAGGAAGAACCGCCAATGGGTTGCCTTTTCACTTGAAGAGGTAGAAGCGGATTATGTGGTGAATATTGATAGCCAGCTTTACGGGGTGGTCGCGGCAATACACTTGTCGCAACCCTATAAGGCTGTTAACTGTAGGAAGGCATTCAACTGATATGGCAGATACGATTGAAACACTTAAAGAATTAGCCCGGCAGGTACGGTATGCTACCCGGGAGGGAGAAAACACAGGAGAACGTGTCGGACGTACCTTGGTGGGTATATTGAACCTGTTATCACAGTGTTCTTTGGAGGAACTGAATAAAATTTTCCTTCATAAATCCAAGCCTGATGAAACCCCTTTCCTGCTGAAGTTATTAGGGGGTGCCGAAGTTGGTGAAACCATCGATTCATTAGTTGCCGGGCAAGGGATTCTACTTAAAGATGGCCGTGTACAGGCTGATACATTGGAAGCTCGTTTTGCTCTCATTGTTCAGGAAGTGATATTCAACCGTTTGTCTGCTATGGAGAGTGATTATTTTTTTTCCGAGTCAGGCACGATTGAGAGCGTCGAACTCCTGGAAGACGGTACCTACCGTTTACCACTTCGTAAACGCTGGGATAATGATTTCACAGACTTGGACGAAAATGATGTCGTTTATGGTATAGTGAATAATCTTGCTTCAGGCACCGGAGATTATTATACTTCATGGCTTCGTGTTCTTCACGTGAATACAGTGGCCAATACTATTATTGCCGTCATGTACCCGGATGCCGAAGTGCCGGGTGGCAAGAACTATCCGCCGGAACCGCTGATGATTCTTTCTCACCGTGGTAATCCGGTGAATGAAGATCGTCAGGCATACTGGTACTTGTCATCCCGCGAGAAGTGCATCTGCATGCTCGATGGGGTTACGAAACCTATATTGGAAGAAAACAACTATGCCATTATCATAGGCAAGCTGAAGCAATTATCTCTGTTTGACAACCTACCTATAAATTATCGGCATAGCTATATCTATTGTCGGGGTATTGCTATTCAGGACTTGTTACGCTTAGGCTATCAGGGTACACCGGTTCGCTCGGAGAATAATCGGGGGCCGTGGTCGGCTGAGGATACAGTGAACGATCCCTACCAGTCCACGCAGGAAGTATTCGATGCAGTCTATCATGTTGGCTGCAAATGGATGTGTCTGGTTACTGGAACCACTCAGGAACCTAAATGGAATGCGACCGACTGGGCGATGATTGAGGGTAATTCAGAATTGAGCCTTGTGTTCTCTTCAAATAACGGTTATAACTTCTTTGCCGGTAAAGTCGATGCGGAATTTACCCCTATTGTGTATTGGGGTTACAATGATATATCTGAGGATGTGTTGCCCGGTGACTGGTCATGGACCCGTGACAGCGGTCAGGTGACGGAAGATAACGCCTGGTCGGTCGCTCATGCCAATAATGGGCGGGTATTACACCTGACGAATGAAGACATGCCAAGCAACTGGGGAGCTACGAGAAAAGTGAAATTCACCTGTACGGTATATCTCCGCGACGGTGCCGGAAGTATTGATATTCAAAATTATATAAATGTATGAAAGGACTTAAAACCTCGGTTCAACCGCAGCCGATCAGAACCAGTTATACGCCTCTGAAGGCGAGCTTTGGAATTGTAATAGATGGTGGAGGTAGTAAGACGCAGTTTTATTACACCAATGCCAACACGTACATTCCTAACCGTACAATAACTCCGATGAAGCTGAAATCTTTCCTCAATATTGTTGATCCGGATAAGATTATCAGCAACGGGGATAAGAGCAGCCAGCTAACCGTTACCTGGTACGAAAACAGTGAGAGTAACCAGATTACTTCGGGGAATAGTAATTATGTTCTGAATGCCGATGGAACACTACTTGTGAAAAAGAACGTGTCACCTTCTTCACCGGTGCAGATTCTTTGCCGGGCTACTTTCATTGATACCAGGAATAACAATACTCTCGTGTATAATGATACATTCACTCTGAACTCAATCCAGAAGAGTGATGACCAGCTTTCACTAAGTATCAATCAGCCTGCCAAGATAACCTATAACCCCCTAAAGGATAACCAGTACATAGATATCACTGCCGCATTGAAAATGGGCAGCGAGACGGTTGCGGATGCCAACGTCGCATATTGGTGGTATAAGGTTGAGAACGGAGAAGAGACTTTAATCAACTCGTCTGACTTGAATATCGAGTATGTATCCGGTCAGGGAAGTAAGACTTTGCGTATAGATGCCGACAATACATATCTGAGCGTCATCCGTTGCCGTGCAGCCTATTATACCGGAACCAAGCCTTCTGCACCTACGGATGATACCTTGATGGCTGAGACGGCCATAGTCTATAAGATTCCTCCGATTAAGGCATTTGTCTACACCCCGAATGGCAACATTATCCGCAAGGGAATGGCTAATATGACTTTTTTTGTGAAGATACTGACGAACAAAGAGGAACTGACTGAAGAGCAAATCAACAGGTTCTTTTTTGTGAAGTGGTTTAAGAAGTCATCCGCTGCGGGTGCTACAGCCGTGGAGATCGGACATGGTAGTTCAGTTTCAGTAACAGCCGACAGCCTGCGCCTGACTGGTGGCTTACAAATGTCGGTTTATCCGGAAGTCTATGAGATCGGTCCTTATACGGTACTTACTACTAAGAGCGGTGATCCAATCCGTACAGGTACGAATGAAGTAATAATAGCCAGGGGCTAATTAAAAATGAAGTATATGAGAGAAATGAAGTATTTGAAAGTTTCCGCCGATATCGCTCGGCGTGCGGGTGTGATCGATGTCCGCCACCGGACTGCTGATGGTGATTTTATCGTTAATGAGAGTGACCTTCGTATGGTGAGGTTTGAACCTGAGGAATATGTGAGGGGTATTGCCGGGCAGGTTCTGACAGAACAGGAAGCTGCCAGACTGATCGAAGCCGGCGGAAATCAAATTGGAGAGGAGGTACAGAATGAAGAAAGTAATGAATTACCTGCTGAGGATTCTTTGCCGGCCCAGGACAATGCTGAGGAATCTGTGGCAGAAGATAATCCAATTAACGGAGAGGAGGCACAAGATGAGTGATGTTGCAGGTTCTCTTTACGTCGGGATGATAATAGACGGTGACAGTGCTCAAGGGAATATTCGATCTACTAAGCCGCTTGTGCAGATGTACCAGAAGGACACGGGTAAATGTGTACCGGACTGGAGTGTGGCGGCCAACCAGCCCGTCATCTATCCGGTCATGCGCTCAGGCAATGAAAACGTGATCAAGCCGATTGTGTCGGGTTCCGAGAAGTGGTATTACAACAACACTTTAGTAACGTTCAACGCTTCTGGACTTTCTACCGCTCCGGCTGCCGTTGCCAGCAAGTTGCAGACCACTACTTACAATAATGGTTCTGTGAATGTACCGGCATTGAAAATAGTGGGCAATTTGGCCAGTGCCTCCAACATGGATGCGGACACCATCCGCATGGACGGAGAGATTGAAGCTTCCGGACATAATCTTGGCTATACTTCCGAGATACCGCTTGCCATCTCGGAGTTTAGCAACTCCGCCTATTACGGTTTCCTGTATCCTTCCGATGGCGGTATTATTGATGGTGATACAGCTACCGTTAAAGTGACTCAGGAACTCTACAAGGGTGGCTCATTGGTGCCTCAGAGCAACTATTCCTTAAAATGGTATAAGATGCCGTCAACTACAGCATGGTCAACGGCCAACAGTGTTTCATTGGTAGCGGATGATGTTGATTCCAAGCTAAGTGTAAGGGCTGAATTTATCATCGGTGGTGAGGTAGTTGCTACTGCCATTTGCGAGGTGAGCGATGAGACTGATCCGTTATTCCTGGCAATAAACTACAGTGGTCCGACGATGCTTACCAGTAGCGGTGCTACCAGTGAGGTAACAGCTACTTACAAAGTAAAGCGGGTAGGAACGGGTGAGGAAGTGAGCGGATTTACGTTCAAGACTTCTTTCACGAAGGCTGACGGTACGGCCTTTACACCTGCCAATGCGCCTACTACCACCGGATGTAAGCTAACATATGCAGATGTAAAGAGTGCAGGCGGTAACATTACTGGCTATGTACAAGGAACTAAATCGTGAGTGGTTATGGCTAAGAAACAGATAGTAGCATCAACTTTTAGTGTTACGGCGGCTCCTGATGATGGCGCTAAAGGTGACCGTGGCGCTCGTATGCGTCAGACAAATTGGGCGGAAGGGAAGCAATATCTGTCGGGAGCCGATGGTGAACTTTGGTACGATGTTGTATTATACAAAGATATGTTATATCTGTGTCTGAAGTCACATACTTCCTCATCCGCTAATAATCCTCAGACTTCAGTTGCAAGCCAGTCAGGATATTGGGAGAAAGCCGTGGACTGGGTTTTCATTGCTACCAAATTACTGTTGAGTGAGAAGATCAAATCTGAATATATCGATGCTGACGATTTGGTCGTAAAGAATGTACAGGTTGAGGATGCTGACGGTAATATCATTTGTAGGATCAATGGACGGACAGGTGACGCGAGCTTTGCAAAGGGAAATATACTTTTTGGCTCAGACGGTTCTATTGTGTGTGACAAAGGTATATTTAAGGTTGGCATTCAAAAGGTTTTTCGTGAAGTAAGCCTCAATAACTATACTGCGGAAGCCTTTAAAGCTGATCTGACCCAGGGACTCAATTTTATCTTTACCAAGAATGAAGGTAATGAAACGCACTATATGACCTTGCCCAATTCGCTTGATCTTGACGGCTTCGAATCGGAAATGATATTCTACGGGAATCCGGGTAGTGTGTATGTCAGTTGTGAAAACGGTTCATATCCTTTTATGTACAATGGTTTGAGGGTGAAACAGGTGAAGATAGGTACATTCCCGCGTCGGTTGAATGTCGTTGCCCGGAAATGCCGCCTTTTAGGTACTAATTATGTCGAGTGGTGGATTACCAATACTAACGACTATACGGTTTCAAGCAAAGATATGTATGACCGTTGCGAACTTGCTACTTCAGTGTATTATAATAGTTGATATGCTGATTGATAAGGTATAATTATTAAACAAAACGAGATTAAAAATTGAATGTCGAATTTGGGCGTTTTTTGATATAATTTAAACGCCCGTCAAAAGTGAATAGGTATGAAACTGAATGAAGCAACAAAGGTGAATACTATCAATAATGAGTATATCACCTTACTGGATGCCTCCGGTAATCCTTTACTGATTAATAAAT